TACCCATAATCTTTAATTTAGGATCAGCTAATCTTACTCCTTCATCATCTAATACGTTTAACATATATCTTTTCTTTGCAACCCATATTCCTTTGTTGGCAATTATTTCTCGTTTCATTACCATACAATTTTTAAATGCATTTGAATATTCAGATAGTTCATTAAAACATTTTTTAATATATGGTTCTATTCTACTATCAACAACCTTATCAATAAAATTACATATTTGTTCATTTGTTTTACCTGGACAAGTCTTTTCAACTAACTTATCCATCGTCACATAAATTGAATCTGTATCAGACGCAACAATATAATCAAACTCTGTTTTTAAAATCTTATTCATATAATCATTTACTTTTTCCTCAATATATCTAATAATGAATTGACCTGTTGTAGTAATAGCACTTGCTTGTCTTACATCATAAAATCTAAAGTATTGGTTACCAACTGCACCATAAGCTGAGTTTAAGGCAATCTTTCTTGCCCATTGTATATTGTGACATCTAGAAATTTCTTTTAATAATTCGGGATCCTTATTCTTTTGATATAATTTTTTAGCAGTTAACATACGTTTCTTATAAACAACACGTTCATTGTACATGGTCTCCATCATTTCTGGTAAGAAACCTTGACTATCATTTTTAAACTTCGCACCGTTAGGTGTTACACAGGCATTTTCATTTTTTAAATAAGATAAATCTATTTTCCGTTTTAACATTTTATTTACAGAAATACCTGAAGGATCCTGTCCTATTATTTTCTCTGGCGAAATATTATATTGTATAATGATATGTGGATATAGTGAATTAATATCAAAAGAAACTACCCACTTATGCTGACCAACTTTAGGGTCTTTTACATAAGCGCCTTCATATTTTGTATCTTTAATATGTTCTTCTCTTGGTGGTATACATATATTTTTTGCCAATAAATGATTTGCAATTAAAGTATCCCACACTCTTACTTGTGAAAATATATCATCATAGTTTACTTTAGATTCATATGCAACAGTTAATGCTAGTTCAATTAAACCAAGTTTATCTTCCAAGGCGTCAACAATTTCAACGTCTTGTATGTTATAATCAATAAACTTTTGGAAATCTTTTTCATAAAAATCTTTAAATGTTTCAAAAGGATTTACATGTTTCTTTTTACCTAGTTCTAACTCACCAATAAAATCTAGTTTATAACTTTCTTGTCTTGTTGGTATAAACCATCTATAACAATCAAGATAATCTAACATCACAATACCCTTTAAAGTATATGTTGTTTGAGGTCTACCTCTTACTATAATTTCATTTTTTTCTATTAAATTCCATGGCGACATTCTAGTTGCAACCTTTTCGCCTGCAATTAATTTAATCCTATTCATTAAATATGGTAAATCAAAAAACTTGGTATTCCATCCTGTAATAACATCTGGATGATTCTTTAACCAAAATTTCATAAACTCCATTATTAAATGTTGTTCAGTTTTACATTTTACATAGGTAACATCTAGTCTATCTGTTTTATATTCACCAATTCCCCATGTTATAACCTGTTTGTTAGTTTGATTTTTAACAGTGATACAAATAATTTCTTCGGTAGGGTTTTCTACATCTGGAAAACCATCTGTTACTGTAGTCTCAATATCCATTGTGAATATCTTAATAAACTTTTTCTCCCATTTTATATTTTTAGGAAATTGGTCATTAATATATTGATAATGAAAACGTTCTAAACCGTAAATAGGAGAATTATCGGTTGCTACGTCTCGTCTAAATCTTCTTGCGTCATTAATGTTTTTGAATTTAATAGGATTAAGATTGCGATTATCTAAAGTTTTAAATTTTGTATTTTTTTTTGTGATAGAATATAGAGTAGGACCAAAGTCTATCTTTTCTTTATAGTCTTTGCCATCATGTATACCTCTAACTAGAAGTTTACCTTTGTGTTCTATAACTGATTTATAAAAATTCACTTAAAGTTCCTCTCTGATACGACTCAACATTCTTCCTATTATACTCATAATCTTTGGATAAGTCAAATGGCATTTTCTTTGTTTCTAAATAATCTTTTTCACCTGGTTTCTTTATTCGCCATACTAAATCACTACCTTTTGGATAATTTGTAGTCCATTTTACAGTTGATTCTTTTAATTTTTTTCTATCTTTTTTTGTCATAGGGTAAATATATCTAAACTGTTTACCCTTTACTCTACTTAATTCTAATTCTTTTAATTGTTTTTCGTTAGGCCTGTGACCATACTTTAGGCCATCTTCGTTTGGTAGTTTACCTTGCATAGTTCTTGGATGTATTTTCTCACCTGATTTTGAAACATATGTATCTGTTATAGAAAAACCACCATATAAAAAGTTAGCTGCTTGATATACATAACCAGGTTTACCTACTAAACCATCTGCCCATGTAAAGAGATATTTAATTAAAGTATTTTCTTTTAACCATTTTACAGATAGTTTTAATAATTGTGATTCTGAATTTCTAGGCATTTCATCGTCCATACACATCTTACCAATTTCAAAATAATCTTTAGTATCTAATTTAGGAAACAATTTTTGTATTGTATGTTTAGGTCTTGTTCCCCAGCCAAAAGTAATAACACCTACTAACTTATCATTATCAAAACAACCTAGATAATGTTTTGTTAGTTTAGGCATAACTGCTGAATAATGCCTTTGCGCCACAAAATTAGCAGCGTCTATTTTTATTATATTTTTTAACATCATAAAAGTTTATCATCAAGTAAATGTAAAGTTATGCCATCAAGTTCTTTTGTTAATGATATTTGACAACTCAATCTGCTAATACCTTTTTTATATCCTTCTTCATATTCTAATAATTCTTGTTCACTGCTATTATAATCTATGGGATCTAATTTGGCAATCCAGGCATTGTTTACATGTATGTGACATGTAGCACAAGCACAAGAACCACCACAAGTAGCAGGAATTTCTGGTAAACTTGCCTTTTTAGCTGCCTCCATTATAGTCCAACCAGCAGGCACCTTTACTTGGACTTTTTCATTGTTTGTCCTAATAAAGTTTACTGTTATCACAAAGCTTCGGTTATTAACTTTTGATTCTTTGTTATAATTGAGCTTGTGTTTTGTTCGTAAGATTTTCTTATCTCATCTTTAGGTTCTGTCATAAAAACTATTTTCTCTTTTGTTATAGTGACAGTATCCTTTTTACCAAAGGCATTGTACAATGACATCATTAATTGTAATGGTTGTCCTGGACCTCTTTGTTGAGGTATAATCACGAATGGATTTTTTAGACTTACACCTTGGTCGTTCTCACCTACCTTGGCAATTACATCTTCGCCTGTAGATAGTCTTAATATTTTCACTTCTTGCATAATAACTCCTATTGTATTATTTAATATAACACATTACCTATAAAAAGGCAATGTTTTACTTGTCTTCTTTGTCAACCGTTTTTAGTCTTTTACTTAATACAAACGTTCTATTAGGGTTAACACTAACATTCATTTGTCTCATTAAATCTCTATTAATTAATAAGTCTGATCCTGATCTTGGTCTACTATCTAATCCTACTTCTACATCTTTATAGGTAAAACCATTAAAGGTTAAATCTAATAATATTGTAGGTCTAATTTCAGAAGGTTCATCTTTTGCATTTGCTCTAAAAATTTTACTTTGACCAAATTTAGGTTTCTCATAAGTTTTACCGTTATATTTCCATTTAACAGTTTTCTTATCTGACATAATTTTATCGGCATGTAAAGCACAAGCTTTTGATCCGTTACCACTATCAAACTTAGCTCTAACTTTATCTACATCGGCAACGTCAACAGTTTCTAACCAACCACATTCTATAAGTGATTGTCTATCCCAATGACTTCTATCTTGAATATAATCTACAAGATATTCCATCATTTTTTCACCGTCTATTCTACCAGATGGTTCTGGATCAGAATAATAATCCTTGTATTGGTAACCTTGATAATCAGCACCTGATCCTGGACTACCATTGATTTCTAAAATGTATGGTTTGTTATTGTGTATTATATGGTCAACTCCTACCATATATGCCTTTGAAGCTCTTGAAGCTTTTAAAATTAGTTCATGTTCTTCATCATTTAAAGTATAAGGGTGTGCCTCGGCACCTCTATGAGTATTTGATCTAAAGTCATATGAGCTATGTACTCGTTTTGTACTTGCAATAACTTTGTTATCTAAACAAAAAGTTCTTACATCAAACTTTGTAGGCATAAATTCTTGTATTAAAAGTTCAGATTCTAATTTCCACATTGCTTGTACAGTTGCAACAAGACCCTCATAACTTTCAATTTTAATTACTCCGATACCTTGTGTACCTGTTAATGTCTTTAAGATAAGTGGAAACTTATCACCAATCATATCTAATCCAGTTCTTATATTATTCTCGTTAGATATAAATGCTGTTCTTGGTGTAGCTATACCAAACTTTTCAAATAGTAAAGCTGACGTTAATTTGTTATCACAAGTCATCATAGCTGCTCTTGTGTTTAACATAAATGATTGTGAGTTTTGAAAGGCAGAGATTAAAGACAGTCCAGCTTCGTTCTCCACTGCACCACCTCGTGTTACAACAACGGTATCTTTACCTGTAAAGGTATGTTCACCATTCTTACCATCGTAATTATAGACAGTAAGGGTGTTCTTATCTTCGTCTTTTGCTGTGATTATAGTAGATGTAGTATTAACAATAACGCATTTAGTCTTTTGTTTTTTACACGCCTTTTCTATAAGTTCAACAGTTGAATCCTTTTGAGGATCCTCTGAATCATTTATAGTAAGTATAGCAACCGTAATCGGTTTATCTTTACGACCTTGGTTTTGCTCTGTTATATAATCTCTAAACTTTGGTATCTGCATTATCAGGTTTTTCTTCCTTCGGAAGAGGCTTGTCTTCCTTAATTATTTTCTTACCTATGTTATATTTAGCGGATAATATCCACTCTTTTTTCTCTTTAAATGGTAATACTTTAATCTGTGATAATGGTGCTTTGTTTTCTTTTGCTGTATCTTTGTTTAATATATTGATTAATTTCCAGTCTTCTAGTAATACTGCTATTGTATTTCTACGTTGTATATCATTATTAATTAGAGTTGCCTTCTTTCCATCTAAAGCAAAAAGTTGTTTAAAATGTACTATGTAATACTTTCCTTGTTTGTGTAATATGTGACAAGATTGAAAAAGGGTCTTATCTTTTCTACTTGCAACACC